GGTGTCAGCAACACAGAAATTATCGACTGGAAATATGGACTATGTAAAATATCACTTGGAGTTTAATGATAGATTTTTGTATTATTTCGGTAACCAGAAGGGACTAAAGTGGACAGAAACAGATATAGAGTTGAAAAATGGATGTAAGCTCATTTCGAAATCAAATATTTCGGGTATTAGAGGAGGTGCTAAGCTCCACAAAAGATATGACCTTATCGTCCTTGACGACTTTGAAGATGAAAATAACACCATTACTCCAGAAGCACGGCAAAAAAACTCTAATATGGTTACTGCTGTTGTTCATCCAGCTCTTGAACCTCTTGATGGTCGTCTGCGCATTAATGGTACTCCCGTTCATTTCGATTCTTTTATTAACAACCTCATTATTAACGCAAGTCGAGCTGAAACTGAAAAAGCTGATTTCAGCTGGAAAGTAATTATATACAAAGCAATACAAGATGGTGGTACAGCTTTGTGGGATAGTTGGTTTGGGTTAAAAAAACTAGAAGAAAAAAAGAAATTCTACCTAGACTCCGGTCAGCCAGCAAAATATTGGCAAGAATACCATATGGAAGTACAATCTGCTGAAGATGCTATATTTACTATGCAGCACATAAAATACCACAACGGTACATATAAATGGGATGATGAGAAGGGTATTGGCTATTTAGATGTGGAAGGCGAGTATAAACCAGTGAATGTATATTGCGGTGTTGACCCAGCTACAGATAGTGATAGGAGAGATGCTGACTTTAGCGTGATTGTTATTATAGCTGTTGATTTAGATAATAATATATACGTATTAGAGTATATGAGAAAACGAGGATTATCAGTGTTAGGCATTCCGGGAGATAATAAGCCGGGTATAGTTGACTATATATTTACTTACAACTCTATATACCATCCTAAATTATTCACAATAGAAGATACAACTATGTCTAGACCAATTTTTCAATCATTAATCGCTGAAATGAGAAGAAGGAATGATTATACTGTTCAATTTAAGGAAGAAAAGCCGGGTACAAGACTGTCAAAGCGAGATAGGATTCAAGAAGTCCTTGCTCAACGTATTATAATAGGAAGTGTTCATATAAGAAAGGAAATGTATGATTTGCAGCACGAAATACTAACCTTTGGACCTCGTATGGGTCACGATGATACTATTGATGCTTTAGCTTATGCTTGTAAGTATATTACACTACCTACCGATGTAAAAGGTTCCCAAGGAAAATATTATAAAAGAAAACCTAAAGCAAAGTCTTGGATAGTTGCATAATGTTACGTAAATTACATTTGTGATATAAATCACATTAAGGAAAATATGGCAAGAAAAACAAAACAAGATAAAGCAAATTTAATACATCAGTTATTTCTGAAACTCAATGGACAAAATAGACAGTCTTGGGAAAGAGTTAACCAAGAAGGTCACGATTTCTATTTGGATAATCAATTAAAAGCCGTAGAGAAAAAAGGATTAGAAGAGCAAGGTATGCCTACGTTTACTATTAATAGGATTATACCTATTGTAGAAATGTTAACATTCTATGCCACAGCTAATGACCCTAGATGGCAAGCCGTTGGTGCCGAAGGTTCAGACTCTGATGCTGCGTCAGTTCATTCAGATATAGCCGATTACATTTGGTATATAAGTGATGGTAAACAGATATATAATCAAGTCATTAAAGATGCTTGCACGAAATCAATTGGTTATTTACAAATATATATAGACCCTAATGATGATAGAGGTATGGGAGAAGTTAAAATACGTAATCTTGAACCATTTGATATTTATACAGACCCTCAATCTAGAGACCCGCTATTTAGGGATTCATCTTATGTTATGGTCCATAAGATATGCCCAAGAAATTATTTATTACAATTGTATCCAGAACATAAAACAAAAATTAATAAGGCTAATTCTCAATATCCAAATCATCAAAGCTGGAGTGAGAAAGCAGATGCTGGAGACTTTCAGTACAAAGATATTAGTGAAAACTTTACAATACTTGGAGAAGATGAGTTATTAGTCGATTACTACGAATTGTATGAGAAGGTAAAAGTACCATATATGAATGTCTATTACCAGACACAGCCTACAGATGAGCAAATGAAGGCTATAAATAAGCAAATAGAAGAAGAAATGTATGGTATGGTAAAAGAAGCTGAGATTGGTATTTTAGAGCAAGAAAAGGCTATAAAAGAAGCTGTTGATTCCGGTCAAATGCTACCAGAAAGAGGCAAGTGGGAGCTAGAAAAGCAGAGATTAGAGATAGAAGGGAAGATTGAACAAGCGAAAGAAAAGAAATTACAAGATGCAATGGCGGAAGTTAGTAAAGTTGAAAATGTCGTTGTTACAGAAAAAGAATACAATATTCTTATTCAAGGAGAATTAAAAAATAATCTAATTGAAGCTATTAAATTCTATGAAAATAAAATACAATTGTCAGTGGTAGTGGGCGACCAGCTTTTAGTTGAATCTATATTGCCGGGAACTGATTATCCTATAGTACCATTTCATTACAACTACACTGGTACACCTTATCCTATGTCGGCTGTTGCTCCCTTGATTGGGAAGCAAAAAGAGCTTAATAAAGCTCATCAGCTAATGATACACAACGCATCATTGGGTTCTTCTCTAAGGTGGATTTATGTAGATGGAAGTATTGATACTGATTATTGGGAGAAATACTCAGCTGCACCCGGAGCATTGCTGCCAGTTAATAATGGTTATGAGATTCCAAAGGAAGTGCAGCCCGCACCACTGTCAAGCGCTTTTGCTAATATAGTTCAAGAAGGTAAAGGGGATATGGAGTATTTAGCTGGTATGTATTCTTCTCAGCAAGGAGATATGAATACCCAGCACGATACATACAAAGGTTTATTAGCAAACGATGAATACGGCACAAGACGTGTTAAAGCTTGGATAGAAGGCTCTATAAAGCAATCATTAAAACAAGTTGGTTTATTAACTAGAGATTATGCTCAATTTGCTTATAAAGCCGAAAAAACATTTAGAATAGTTCAACCAAGTGCCATTCAAGAAGATAGAGAAGTTACAATTAATATACCTATGTATAATGATATGGGTGTAGCAATAGGTAAATTTAACGATTATGCAACTGCTAAATTTGATATAAGGGTTATTTCCGGTCAGAGTTTACCAGTAAATAGATGGGCATATCTTGGGGAGCTAAAAGAGTTAATGCAACTTGGAGTTGTTGATGATATAGCTGTATTAGCAGAAACAGATGTTCAAAATAAAGAAAAAATCGCAGAAAGAAAAAGTTTATATTCACAATTACAAGGACAAGTACAACAATTGGAAGAAGAAAATAAAAACGATAAAGGAACTATTGAAACATTGCAACGTCAACTTGTTCAAGCTGGTATTAAGCAAAAAGTTAATATGGCTGAAGTAGAAATGCGTAAGAAAATTGTTGATACTGGAGCTAAGGTAAAAGGCGACGCAGCAGTTAATAAAGCAAATATAGATTTATTTAATAAAGAGATGAAATTAATTAAAAAGAATTATGAGAAGCAACTTAATGATGCTCCTCCTAATGGTGCACTTCCATCACAACCTCAAAATAATCAAGAGGAAAGTGATAAAAGTGTTGCAAATGAAAATAAACAACAGTAACTTACGTTACTTAAATAGAGGAATATACTAATGTCACAACCAAATGAAAGTAACTCAGCGAGCGTACAAGACGCAGTTTTAGGTGCTGACTCTGATAATTTTTTTGATGATTTAGATAGAAGCGTTAACAAGATGTATGATGATGACGCAAGTAATACTACCGCAGAAAACAAGGCAACGCCTCCGTCAAAAGAGGTCTCCACATCTAACGGAATAGATTACGAGAGTGAAGATAACCCGTATAAAAAGCGATATAGCGACTCGTCGAGGGAAGCGCAAAAATTAGCTGGTAAAGTGAATGAAAATTCTCAATACGATGCTATAATAAATGTAATGAAGAAAGACCCTCAATTAGTTGGTGTAGTTAAAGACTATCTTGAACACGGACCAAAAGAAAGAAGTTTAAAGGAAGAGATGAATATTCCAGACGATTTTGCTTTTGACCCAGATGAGGCTTTCGCTAACCCAGACTCTCCTTCTGCTAAGGTTTTTAATTCAGCAGTGGATAGAGTGGTTAATGAAAGAATACAGCAAACTGAAAATAAGGTTGCAACTCAACTAAGTGCTAGAGATGGAAAAGCTAGAGTCAAAAAGGAAGCAGAAGCTTGGATGCAAGCTAACAACGTTTCTGAGAAGGATTTTACAGAAATGATGAAAAAAGCTACTCAGCATAAAATTAATTATGATGATATCTATCTGCTGATGAATAAAGACAAAGTTAAAAATAACATTGCAAATTCTACCAAGAAAGGAATGGCTGAACAAATGAAAAATATTCGTTCAGTGCCACAAACCGCTAGTGGAACGGGCAGCGCTGATGTATCGGAACTCACTGAAGAAGACCGTATTTTTACTACAATTAAAAATATGGACGATAATGGCTTGTTCGATTCGGTAGATAAATAAAATTTTTATTTAGTCTGCTCTCGAACATATTGTAATTTTAAAATAAAAAAACAAGGAGTAGACTTATGTCAACTATTAACTATAGCGGCAATCAAGTACTTTCTGACGTAACTGGTATTGCGGGCGGTAGCCCAGATACTGGCGAAATGAGAAGAAAGTATAATTTTGCTGAGCAATTCACAGAGTTGTCTATAGACCAAACGCCTTTTTTTAGAATTGTTTCTAAGATTGGTAAAGCGCCTACAGACGACCCAACGTTCAAATTCACTGAAAAAAGACAATCTTGGATGAAAAGATATGGCTATTGTATAGCTGCTGGTGCAGCGCACGATGGCGCAATAGGTAATATCGGAGTAGCATCTGGTCTTTTAGACGCTGATTTGGATGCATCTGAAACCACAGTATATATGGCGACAGATTATAAATCACAAGGTAACTTACAAAACGTAATAGGTCAAACTGGCTATGGATTAGGTTCTGCCGGTACAAGACCAGAGTTTTACCTTAAAAATCAAATAGTAAAAGTTAACTATGCAGCGACTGCTGGTGGTTCAATGGAAGACTATGCGCTTTATAAGGTAACAGCTACACCAGTACAAGGATACTATTGTCATACAATTGACCCGGGTACATCTGGTGGTGGTAACGAAGCTGATTCAGTTGTTGGTGCTTTCCAAAAAACATTAACTGCTGATTACGATGCTACTAAATGGTATGAAGTTGTTCAATTAACTGTTGAAGTAGTAAAAGATGTTTCTGCTGCAAACAGATTTTTAACATCTTATAACAGTTCTAGTAATTTAATTACAGATGTAGCTCCAAATTCAGACCAATCAAATTCTATCTCTAATGAGTTAGAAAAAATGCGTTCTTACGTTGTTGGTACTGCATACGGAGAAGGTTCTACGCTAATTGAAGAAAACTGGAATGACCAACCATACAGTACTGGATTTGGGTATACTCAAATATTCAGAACTGAATTCGGTATGACTAATACTGCAAGAGCAACTGCTCTTAAGTATGAGCCAAACGAATGGGCACGATTATGGAGAGATAAATTAATCGAGCATAAATGGGAAATAGAGCAAACTGCTTTATTTGGTAAAAGAGCAACAGTTAGCAACACTAACTATACTCAAGGTGCTGTAGATTACGTTTTAAGTAATG